AAACGTTGGCGGCTCAAGCTTGTCACAGGTTATGTATCATGCAGCTAACACTACCCTATCGGGCGGTGAATCTGTGTTCTCCTACTTCTTAAACGTACCTGCTAACGATGCTAACGTAGGCTCTAATACACTTGCTCAGGTTAAAACACTTGGTAACTCAGTTTACGCTGGAGGAACCACTACTACAGGCTCTACAGATGGAAGCAATGTCTATCCAGATGGTCCAGATGTAGTAACAGTTTGTATCCGTAACCTTTCAGCTGCAGGTGTTACAGCCAATACAATCAATGCCCGTCTCTCCTGGCAAGAGGCTCAAGCTTAAGGAGGATTCACCGTGGCGCTAAACACGCTCAATCACAATTACGGTCAACCTCTTGTAGTTAGTTCGCTAAATACCACGGGTAACACCGTGGTAGACGGCAGCCTAACCGTACTAGGCTCCTCTACCCTTGCCTCCGCTTCTATTGGAGCGGTAAGCGCTGTTCAGATTCAGTACCTCAGTACTACTACCAGCGATATCCAAACACAGTTAAACAACCGTTTAACCCAATCTCAGCTCACCACTGCCTTAACTGCTTATGCTCCTTTGGCTGGTGCTACCTTTACTGGCGCTATCTCTGCCACCTCATTAACCTTATCCACGACCCCATTGGCTGTGGGCTCAGGCGGTTCTGGACTAAGCGCAACCACTAAGGGTGGAATCTTTGTAGGCACCTCAACTTCAACCTTTACAAACTTACCTGTAGGAACAGACACCTATCTATTAACCGCCGACAGCTCACAGACTTCAGGTGTTAAGTGGGCAGTCGCTCCAGTTAGCTTGCCCTCACAGACAGGTAACTCTGGATACTATCTAACTACTAATGGTACTACTGCTTCATGGGCAGCCATTCAAGCGCTGCCAACTCAAACAAGTAACTCAGGTAAGTACCTAACCACAGATGGAACTTCCGCTTCTTGGGCTACTCTTACCGCATCTAACCTATCTGGTGGAACCCTATCCTCAACCATCTTAGGTAACTCTACCGTCTATATTGGTAGCACAGCGGTAGCCCTTAACCGTTCTTCATCCAACCTTTCGCTTACGGGTATTACAAGCGTGGCATTTCCAGGCTCGACGTCTGGAACTATCACAGTACAAGCCGCAGCAACCGCGGGTACTAATACAATTACTTTTCCCGCTGCTACTGGAACAGTTGACCTACAAGGTAATACTTTCTATGTGGGCACCACCCAGATTGCTAATAACCGCACTTCAGCCTCCCAAACCCTTACTGGAGTTAGTATTGACGGTAACGCTGCTACAGCTACCTCAGCTACTACAGCTGGCTCTGTAACCAACGGGCTTACCACCTCTAACTACAGCTCCTATGCTTTGCCACTTTCTGGTGGAACTCTTACTGGTCTACTTATTGGTAAAACTAATACGGGCGGTACTCTTTTTAATAGCTTAGATACTGGAAGCTTCTCTGTGCGTGGAGATAACTCCAACGCATGTGCTATATCGTTCCATCGACCAGGTAACTATGCAATCCAAATGGGTCTTGATACGGATAACGTCTTTAAGATTGGCGGTTGGTCAGCTAGCCAAAACATCTTTAACCTAAGCGGTGGTGGTAACTTAACGCTTGGTGGAACTCTTACCATTAACTCGGATAGACGCCTTAAGAGCAACATTACCAAGATTGAGAACGCCTTGGATAAGGTTAACGCTATCTCTGGCTACACCTTTGACCACAACGGTGAGCGCGAATCTGGAGTTATTGCTCAGGAAGTTCTTGAGGTTCTTCCAGAGGTAGTTCGTATTAACCCAGAAGGCATGCACACAGTTGCTTACCAGAACATGATTGGGCTACTCATCGAGGCAGTTAAAGAGCAGTCTGCTAAGATTGCCGCTCTTGAGGAGCAAGTAAAAGAACTTAGGGGATGATACATGACTACTACTATTGATGGTACAAACATAACCTTTGTAGACGGTTCTGCGTGGAATGGGACTACGGGAGGAGTTAGTCCAGATACCAATACCTCTAGAACAACTCAAAGTGTTAATGTTGGATATCTAGGATTAATGAATACCGTGTTTGTAGCAAACACTGGAGGTTTTTATGGTGCTGGAACTTTTTATTGGGGATTAAATAGGTCTTACTCAGGCGCTTCTAACTATGGTGGATATGTATATCCTAACTTAAATCAACCGTATAATGATGCAAGATTGGGCTCACAATCGTTTTTTGCATATAATAACTTTTCATATCAAGCTATGTCTGGAACTTGGAGAGCTAGAGGACAAGCAACCTCTAGAGGTATCTATCAAAACTATGGTAATTTTGTTTTAGTGGAGCGTGTAGCATGACAACAACTATAGATGGAACATACGTATACACAAGCACTGGAAATAACTATAATAATGCGCCTTACGTATCAGCTGTAGGGGGAAACTACACTATTGGATATGCTGTGGGGGCATACATTATGACCATGCAGGTGAACACTAAAACACCTCAGTCGTATATAAATGACACTGTAGCTGTAAACGGTACCGCTGGCTACCTAATACCGTGGCCTACTTGGTACTGGCCTTACTCCAATGGTACATATGGCCCTTACACAAGCGCACCTAATACAACAACCGTAACTGGGTTCATCACCTCAGTCTCTTCTGTCTCTAACTTTGGCCCTACCAACACTAACTACTACGCTATACCAGGAACTTGGAGAGCTTCTGGCTGGTGCGGTGATGGTGATTACATTGACCAGGAGTACTTCTATCAGGTGTTCAGGAGAGTAGCATGACGACTACTATTGACGGAAATTTTTTATATTACTCTGGAGGAACCAACCAACAGAGCGCTAACTGGAAAGTTATTGGCGGGGATACCGATACAACAGGAACAAATTTTCCTATTGGTACGTATATGTTAATAGACAATCAAACTTACAAAAGCCCCACTAGCCCCATGCCTTTAGATGGTTGGTCTAGTACATACACAGTTCCAGTTCTAGTAGCCAGTGGTACACTGTATAACTCTGCAAACACAGGTCAATATTTACAAGCCGCCTCTAGCTCAACGTACTTTGGCTCTTATTATGCCTATGCGGGAACTTGGGTATCAAGAGGGTCTTGTATAACGCAGTCATTTGTAGTAAGAATCGCATAGGAGAGTAAAATGGAGAACAACCCACTAAGTAATGTAAGAGATGTAATGCGTTTAGAGAATGGGTCAGATGAGCGTTTTCAATGCAAAGTTGACCTTACCTTAAATGGAGCTACTGAGACAGTAGGATACGTTGCTGTAAAAGACGACGTGGCTGAGACAGGTCAATGGGTTTACGCTCAGATTATGAGCGGGGCCGCTGGAGATATTGCAGATTTTACTCCACCGCCACCACCTACTAAGGAACAGTTGGCTGAGCAGGTTAGGGGCGTTCGGGGGTACATGTTGCAGCGCTTAGATGCGTTCGTGTCTAACCCTTTGCGTTGGTCTACTATTGACCCAGAGCTTCAATCTCAAGCAGCGGAGTTCCGCCAAGCGCTATTGGATGTCCCACAACAAACAGGCTTCCCTACTGATATAGTATGGCCTGAAGCACCTGCCTATTTGGGTATACAATTACCATTCTAAGGAGAACTAAATGTCAGACGATACAATCCCACACGTCCATGAGGATGGCGTAGAACACACCCACGATGAAGCGCCTAAGCCTCTCTCAGGCTTTGCCGTACTTATCACCCCAGATGGTGGAGTATTCATCGAGCGTAACCCATCCATTCTCAGCGTTGAAGTACAGCGTGAAGCATCTCTAGTAGAGGTCCGACGCGCTTGCTCAGACATCGTTATGGACCTACAGGCCCAGACAGCAGCTGAGTACACAGTACTTCGCCTTAACGCGCTAAACACGCCAAGAGAAGAAGTAGCCCCACAAGCTTAGTAAGGAAGGTCTGGCATGAAGTCCTATGGTCCTGGTGGCAGGTTTGATGCCGACTTTGAAACAAATGAAATCCTAAGTGGCATGAACGCCGACTTGAGAAATCCAGTCGGTACTCATGCCCTTTGGTATATCTACGATAAGAACGACACGGTAGTAGACCCTATCTACGACGTAGCCTTTGCCCCTAGCCGCCATGCGGGTGGGCGCGAGTGGAGTGGCCCATACACGATTCAGGTCGTCAGGGCGGTCATCAAGCAAGGCGACTCTGGAATCTCCCAGGCTGGTTTCTACAACTCAGATACCCTGCACCTCACCCTTAACTCAGATGATATCGAAGCCATCTCCCCAGGCACCATGGCTAACCCAGACTTCCAGGATAGAAGCCGTATTATCTGGAAGGGCGAAGTTTGGCGCCCATACAACGCTCAGCAACTAGGAATCATAGGCGAGCGCTATACTTTATTATCAGTTGACTGCAAGCAGGTTATGCCTGACGAGATGGTTAACGACCCACAGTTTGAACAGTACGCCAACTAAGGAGACCCCATGGCAATAGTTCATGTTAATAAAACAGTAGCCGCTACAGCTACTTTACTTACAACCTTAAACACTGGAACCGAATACACCGCGGTTTCCATTCAAAATAACGACTCAGCTTCTATTTTTATTGGTGATGCCACAATAGCCACTACAGGAGCTAATAAGGGTCACGTAGTAGCGGCAGGAGCCACCTACCAATTATGGCTTCGCGCTTCTGATGCTGTTTACGCTATTTCAGCGGCTGGCACAGCGGCAAACGCAGTCTCGGTTCTTTACTCACAGGTATAAAATGCCTTTTAAGTCACAGTCTCAGCGTAAGTTTATGTACTCGCAGCACCCAGAGATGGCTAAGGAGTGGGAAGACAAAACCCCTAAAGGGAAGAAGCTTCCTAACAAAGTAAAGAAAACCACCAAGAAGAAAGCAGGTAAGAAGTAATGTGTAAGTCATGTGGATGTGGCTGCTCAAAGCCAAACTGTAACGGCGCTTGCAAGAAGGCCGATAAAAAGCAGGATAAAAAGCTTGAAAAGGGCATGACCCCAGCTCAGAAGAAGAAGTTTGAAGCTGCGGACAAGAAGATGGATAAGAAGAAGCCGTCTCGTGCCGAAGATAAGAAGATGGACAAGGCCTTAGCTAAGAAGGTCAAAAAGAAGTAACCATTAAGCCCCCGCAAGGGGGCTTTTTGCTTTATGATTTAATTAGTTCCATGCGGGAACTACAGCTACACCCCTTGCGAAGTACACTGCCTTAGGAGATTTGCCATGTCTGATAATGTAGATAGACCCACAGAGGCTGACTTCGCTAAAGAGATTGCGAAGCATCTTAGTACGCAAGACAAAGATAAGCTTGTAGATATCGTGGGCGCGGCATACCTAGCGGGTAAAGTGTATAAGAATGTCCTCAAGCGCTAACGTAGAGGATAACCTCCTGTCGGCAGATGCCGCATATTACTTACTCCCTAAGCTGGAGATAATGCTAAAGGAAGCGGCGGCTACAGCAGGCTGGCCTGCCCAAATATCAGCTCAGCTCAAGGTTGAGTATATAGACGGCTCTATCGCAGCCACTTGGCCTAACGCTATCTCTGAGCAAGTTCTTGATTTAGAGCATGGCGGTATCGCCTCACCCCCTCGCTCCATCCTTCAAACCTTTGATGATTACGTCCAACCTTTAGTTAAAAAAATCTTAGACGGTGAAACCATAGACCAGCTTATGTCAATGGAAGGTGTGTTCTAATGGGTAACCCGTTTATCATCGCTGAAGACCAAGCACTAAAGACTTACCTATCTGGTATTACCGTATCCGATGACACTAACCCTAGCCGCCCAGTCAAGGTGTGGTTCGGCTACCCAGATATTGAAGTCAGAGACCAGTCATTCCCATTCATCACCATTGACTTGATTGACATACTTCCAGCCAACAACCGTCAGCATGGCGGAGTTATCTATGACCAAGACTATAACGGCACAGTGACCCCAGCTTCAGGTATGTACCATAAATACGATATGCCTATCGCTTATGACATTGTCTATCAAGTTACTACCTATGCGCGTCACCCACGCCATGACAGAGCCATCATCTATGCGCTCTTAAACAAGTTTCCATCAAAGTACGGAAAGCTAGCCGTCCCTAACCAATTAGGTACAGAGACTGGTTATCGCTCCATGTTCCTTGATGGATTTACAAAAAGAGATACCGTAGAGAGCGAAACGGGTAACCGTCGTCTCCTTCGCAATGTCTACTCAGTTCGAGTAGTCAGTGAGATGAGCCCATCTGTAGCAGATACTGCTATCAAGGCGGCTACTACTGTATCAATTAACTACAAGACGAAAACCCCTTCTGGTTACTACACGGTGCTCTAAATGTTACTTACGTCAAAAGTTAAGGAGATAATCTAATGGCATTTTCCCGTCCTGGGGTGTACGTTCAAGAGACGCTGACCCCAACACAGCAAACGCCTGGACCAGCTTCCGACTCAGTAGCAGCCTTCATCGGCGCTAATGACAAGGGCCCAGTTGTTCCTACGCTTGTTACTTCTTGGAGCCAGTATGTAAATCTATTTGGTTCTTGGAACACATCTGCTCCTAACGACCTTCCAATTGCCCTATGGCAGTTCTTCACCAACGGTGGTCGTCAGGCTTATGTACTTCGTGTTGTTACTACAGGTGACTCAACACCTTCTAACAACGCAACTTCTGCTACCCGTATCCTGCAGGACCGCGCAGGAACACCAGTCAACACCCTTTCTCTAACAGCTATTAACCCAGGAACTTGGGGCAACCAGATTAACGTAACTGTTACTGATGCGCCAACAACTGGTTACTTTAACCTCACCGTTTACAGCGGTGGAACAACAGACGCTTACATTGTAGAGCGCTTCACAGACATCTCAATGGTGACTACTGATGCTCGTTACTCTGTAAACGTTATCAACGCTAGCTCTTCTTATCTTATTGCAGCTGATGGTGGTTCTTCATCTTCAGGCGCAACAAAGAACCCAGCTTTGACAGTAGTTAACTTCTACTTATCAGGTGGGCTCAACGGATACGCTATCGGTACTGCAGCAATCCAGGCAAAACTAAGCACATCTGGTACTTCCCCATTTGATGTCATTAGCCAGTCTCTTATCCTCAACATCCCTAACTACACAGATACCAACACTGTTAACGCAGCTTTAGCCTATGCTGCTAACCGTCAGGACGTCTTTGTTGTTATTGACCCAGTTGCAGGAGCCGCAGTAGGCCCAGTTGGTACCTCTGGAACTGAGCTTTACACAGCTGCTACATACGGAACTAGCACAACTGGTTCATATGGAGCTGTCTA